GCTGTGCATGGCAGTGGGGGCGGCGATGTCCAGTGACACCGGCGGCACGATCGACGACTGGCTGAAGAGCCTCGCCGCGTGAAGCTCCTGCAAAAGGCGGTCAGCTACCTGGCCCGCTCGATCGGCCTTACCGACCCGTTCCTCTACCGGGAGATGGGCGCGCGCCCGAGCGCCAGCGGCGAGATCGTCAGCACCACCTCGGTGCTCGGACTGGCCGCAGCCTGGGCTTGCGTCAACTTGCTGGCCGGCACGATCGCCTCGCTGCCTCTCATGGTCTACCGGACCCGGGGCGGCGCGCGGACCGTGGCGGATGACCATCCGCTCTACCGGATCCTGCATGACAGCCCGAACGCCGACCAGACCGCGCTCGACTTCTGGGAGTTCATCTGTGCCAGCGTCGAGCTGCACGGCAATGCCTATGCCGAGGTGATCCGGGCCGGTAACGGGCGGGTCATCGCGCTCGGGGTTCCGATCAACCCGGAGCTGATGGCCGTGCGCCGCCGCGATGACGGGGCGCTGGAATATGAGTGGGTCGACCAGGGCGTTCGCCATGTCGTCGGCCAGGACCGGGTGCTGCATATCCGCGGTTTCGGCGGCAACCCGCTGGGCGGGCTCTCGACGCTGAGCGCCGGACGGCAGAGCTTCGGGCTCGCCCAGGCGATCGAGCGGGCTTCTGGCGACACCTTCCGCAACGGGGTGCGCCCGTCCGGCCTGCTGAAGACTGCCGATACGCTGACGATCGACCAGCGCCGGCTGGCGGAGGAGCTGCTGCAGGAGAAGTTTGCCGGCGCAATCAATGCTGGCCGCCCCATGCTGCTCGATCGCGGCATGGACTGGGTCCAGCTCTCGATCAGCCCGGAAGATGCGCAGATGCTGCAGAGCCGGGCTTTCTCGGTCGAGGAGGTCTGCCGGTTCTTCGGCGTGCCGCCGTTCATGGTCGGGCATACCGAGAAGACTACCAGCTGGGGCACAGGGCTTGAGCAGCAGACGCTGGGGTTTCAGAAGTTCACGCTGCGCCGGCGCCTGAAACGCATCGAACAGGCGCTGGAAAAGCAGCTGCTGTCGGTCGCCGACCGGCTCGCCGGCATCACCATCGAGTTCAACCTGGAAGGCCTGCTGCGCGGCGACAGTGCGGCCCGGGCCTCCTTCTACCAGCAGATGCTGACCAACGGCGTCATGACCATCAACGAGGTCCGTGCCCTCGAAAACCTGCCGCCGGTCGAAGGCGGCGATGTGCCCCGCATGCAGATGCAGAACGTACCGATCACGCAGGCAGGCCTGCCGGCACCCGATGCCCCGACTTCCGGAGTCCCCCAGTGAACGAACTCGATTTCACCCTCGACGCCAAGGCGCTCGATGATGACGGCCACATCGAGGGCTTGGCTGCCGGCTACGGCAATCTCGACCATGGCGGCGACGTCATCCTGCCCGGTGCGATTTCCCGGTCGATCGCCGGCCGCAAGTCGGTGCCCATGCTGATGTATCACGACCAGAAGCGCCCGGCTGGCGTCTGGACCGACTTCCAGGAGACGGCCGACGGCCTGCTCGTAAAGGGCAGGTTCTCGATGTCGACCGCCACGGGACGCGAGGCCCATGGGCTGGTCAAGGATGGTGCCATCGGCGGGCTGTCGATCGGCTATCGCGCCATCCGGGACCGGATGGTCGGCAAGGCCCGGCACCTTGTCGAGGTTGCGCTTCACGAGGTCAGCCTCGTCACAATTCCGATGAACGAGAAGGCGCTGATCACCAGCGTCAAATCGCTGATCGCGGCCGGCCAGATGCCGAGCCTTTCCCAGTTTGAGGATTTCCTGCGCGAGGCAGGGTTCTCGAAAAGCCAGGCCACCGCGATCGCGGGCAAAGGTCTGGCTCCGCTGCTCCGGAGTGAGTCCGGCAGTGACCCGTCCGAGTTTCTGGCGGCGCTCGCCGCGCAGGCTCGCACCTGACACCCGCTTTTCACGGAGCATCCCATGACTGAACCCAAGACCGCCGAGCAGCTTGCCGGCGAAGTGAAAGCCGCGTTCGACGCCAAGGTCGACCAGGTCAAAGCCATCGCCGACGAGGCGCTGGGCAAGGCCGCCAAGGGCGAAGACCTGTCCGCTGCTACCAAGCAGCTGGCGGACGAAGCCCTGGTCGGCATGAACGAGGCCAAGGCCCGGCTCGACGAGCTTGAGCAGAAGATCGCCCGCAAGGGGCCGGATGACCAGAATGCCCACCAGTCGATCGGGCAGCAGGTCGTCGCGTCCGAGGAGATCAAGTCTTTCCTCGAATCCAAGGTCTCGCGCGGCCGCGCCAGTGTCGAGGTGAAGGCGATCATTTCCTCGCTGACGACCGATGCTGCAGGCTCGGTCGGCGACCTCATCGTACCCGATCGGCTGCCCGGCATCATCGTGCCCGGACAGCGCCGCCTGACCGTCCGCGATCTGCTGACCCCGGGCCGAACGGCGAGCACCTCGGTCCAGTACGTCAAGGAGACGGGCTTCACCAACGCGGCGGCGACGGTTGCGGAAACCACCGGCGCGCTGAAGCCGCAGTCGGACATCAAGTTCGACATCGCGACGACCAGCGTCACCACCATCGCCCACTGGGTGCTGGCGACCCGGCAGATCCTCGACGATGTGCCCATGCTCCAGTCCTATATCGACGGCCGCCTGCGCTACGGGCTGGCGCTCGTCGAGGAGAATCAGCTGCTCAATGGCGGCGGCACCGGCACGGACCTGCACGGCATCTACACCCAGGCCAGCGCTTTCGCCGCGCCGATCACCATCCCGGCCACCGTGACGAAAATCGACGTGCTGCGGCTTGCCATGCTGCAGGCGGCGCTTGCCGAGCTGCCGACCACGGGCGCGGTCATGCACCCGACCGACTGGGCCAGCATCGAGCTCCTGAAGGAAACCAGCGGCGCCTACCTGATCGGCAATCCGCAGGGCACGCTGTCGCCGACGCTCTGGGGCATCCCCATCGTCACCACCCAGGCGATTGCACAGGACAAGTTCCTGACCGGCGCTTTCCGGCTCGGCGCGCAGATCTTCGACCGCTGGGACGCCCGGGTCGAGATCTCGACCGAAGATGACCAGAACTTCCGCAAGAACCTGGTCACGATCCTCGCCGAAGAGCGCCTTGGCCTTGCCGTCTATCGCCCGGAGGCCTTCATCAAGGGCGACTTCTCTGACGCCGTGACCGCGGCCACCGCCGTCTGATCCTGATCCGTGGCCGGTCAATCGATCGGCCCCGGCACCTTCACGGAGAACTCTCCCATGCTGATGAAAGCCCTCGACACGCTGCATGTCAGCGCGGTCGGTCCGGACAATATCCTTGCCGGCCAGACCTTCGAGATCCCTGATGCCGACGGTGAAATCCTGCGCCAGCGCGGCTTGGCCGAGCCGGTCGAGGCCCAGCCTGACGCGCCAAAGCCCGCGCGGACCCGCGCGAAATGATCACGATCGTCACCGCTCCAACCATACGCGCGGTGACACTGGAAGAAGCGCGCCAGCAGCTGCGTCTCGACGCGCATGACGAGGACATGCTGCTGGCTGTCCACCTCGATGCCGCCCAGGGCGAGCTCGAGCGGCTCGCCGATCTGCGGCTGTGCGAGCAGACCCTCGCCATGGTGCTGGAGGAATGGCCCGATGAAATCACCGTGCCGGTTCGGCCGGTGACGAATGCCGCCATCACCTACACTGCAACCGGCGGTGCGACGGTCACTTTGCACGAGGCTGCTTATGTTGCCCGTGCACGTCATGGATTCGTGCGCATTCGGCCAGCTGCCGGCACATCATGGCCCACGCTGGCACCCGACGGTCAGATCACCATCACCATGTCGGCCGGATTTGCCGAAGGTCACCCGGATCTGGCGATCGCTCGGGCCGCAATCCTCGTCAAAACCGCCTCCCTGTTCGAAAACCGCGAGGGTGCTGCCTGTCTGGCCTTCGATACCCTCGTGAACCAGCTGGCCGCGCGATGGGTTTAGCTTCCCGGCTCGACACCCGGATCCGGATCGAGCGCAAGGTCGTCACACCTGATCCCCTCTACGGGACCGAAACCGTCACCTGGACCGAATTCGCCACGGTTTGGGCCGAGGTACAGGACGTCCTGCCAAGCCGGGCGGAGCGCCTGGCTGACAGCATTGTCATCGCCAACCGGCCGGCGAGGGTCCGGATGCGCCATCTCGCCGGGATCACGCCAGACATGCGGGTGACCGTCGGCAATCGCGTCCTGCAGATCGTATCAGGCCCGGCCGAGCTGGGCCGCCGCGAAGGCATCGAACTCATTGTCGAACAGCACAGCAGCGAAGGAGCCGCGCCATGACGATTCGGCTCAAGGGCGGCCCTGAATTGCTGCGCCTGCTCGACGAACTGCCCAAGAATCTCGAGCGCAACGTCATCCGCGGCGGCCTGCGTGCCGGGGCCAAGGTCATCCAGCAGCAGGCCAAGGCCAATGTCCCGGTGAAAACCGGCCAGCTCAAACGCGCGATCGGGATCGGCACGCGCACCGCCGGCAGCCGGCTCAGTTCCTACGTCAAGTTGCGCGGG